CCGGATGACGATGCCGACGAGACCATTAATCTCGACGAGGATCCGATGCCAAAGGGCGAATCCGACGATGACATGGACTATGAATACAAAATCTCGAAGGGAACCGATGCACCAGCTAGTGCCAAAATCGAACATGAGGCGACACCACCTGCGTCGCCTGCTCCTCAAGCAAGCCATGCAGCTACAGATCAGACAATCATCGATGTTCCTGTGCTTTACAAAAATCAAGGAGACAAGATGTCTGCAAAAGAGCTGACTCATTTCCTCCTCACGAAACCCCTGCCGCTCGATCCGCGTCTGAGACCAACAGCAGCAAACGGTTACAAGTCTCTCCTCGCCAAGCTTCCTCTGGGGAAATCAAACCTCAGCGAGATGACTGAACAGACTCGGAACCAAAATCGCCTCGCAGCTGCCGCTTTTAGGTTCATCCCCTCTCACATCATCACCGATGCCTACACGAGGCTCTCTTACCTCCAGCTAGAGAAGGGCCTCGGTGAAGTAACACTCTCTTTCGGTCAAGTGAAACCCCTCGGCTACCAGATCACCGACGACTCCATCATCATCGATCTCACCGAGGAGCCCTGGGTGGAAGGAAGTAAGTCATGGATCAGCTCCCAAGGCGACAAAGCCACGATCAGCCGCATCTCCACGAGCCACGCACACTCTTACGTCACCGGCTTGCTCTGGGGAACCGATGACATTCCCTTTCTCACCAAATCCCCTGATTTTGTGTGCCTCCACACTGATGACTCCAATCTAGCACCGAAGTATCTCTTCTTCGATGTGAAGACATCAGTCGTCAAGTCGAGCTCGACCGTCTTCCGGGAAGGAGCAAACATCTACACCGACCTCGAGAAGGCTGTCAGGGATCGCAACCACAAATCAGAAACAATAATTATCGCAATCGGGAAGGACGGAATCACAAGCAAGTGCATGTTCTTCTCCGAAGCCACCACTCAACTTCTCCGGGCCAACGCTTCCGTCATCGTCACGCTACTCGCCGTCGATGAAGAGCTCAGAATCAGGCCAACCATGAAGATCCCCTGCACCGGCCCTCGGGTGGAATCCACTGGAGACCTCCGCACCAACTGGCTCCTCACCAAGGAGTACAATGATCATGTCGTCTCCTACTGTAAGGGTATCGAAGATCCGAGAGAAACCCTCATGACTCTGGTCCCTGATTCCCTGAAGATGTGTTCATCACCGACGGATCCAGGCACAATCATCCCACAAAAAGCGAAGCTGCTGCCATCTTTCCCGACCAGCCTCTCCAATCTCCCACTCGGAATCCCCACCTCGGACTTCGCCGATGAAGATGTCTCGGCGCTGACGCACGCCACCAATCCCAACAACAATCTTGGTCTCGATCTCTTCAAGCAGCTCTCTGCCAACATCCTCTCGTCCGAAGGCCACAGCAGAATCCTCTCCATTGGCGAAATCCCAACAGGCATTACAAGAAAGGCAACAATCAACCAATACAACAAGAACCTCAGACGTCAAGTTGAAAGGGAACAAGAGCAGACTGCTGCGTGCTCAGCAGAAGGATCCGGCGCTGCAGGAGAGGTCTCACCGCTCTCTCTCTTCGACGACGACGAAATCGCCCCTCTCCCTGTGACGACGCTCGATCTCGACTTCGAGTCCGTGCTCAAGTCCAAGTGCTACAAGGAACGCGGATTCATGCATTCGAGGATGACAAAGCACATCGAACACAACACAAGCAATCCTCACGAGTACGCTAAAGTCAGAGCTTCCGAAGCGCTCCGCAAGAAGAAAGCTGCCTTCCACAACAGCGAGGGCTTCAGGTACTACTCCTGCGACGAGTTCCGGTCAACCGCGGTCTACGACGAGCTCTTCGAAGTGGTCGGCCAACCAACGAGACAACCCAAAATGATCTTCAACCTCCGCGAGTCAATTTCTCTATCTGAGAGAGCATCTGAAACAACTGCTGCCGGGCTCAAGGCTGGATCCACCACCATCAGCACATCAAACGATGAAGTTGTCTACAAAACCCGAAACAACATTCCCCTCGTCTGGACCGAACCACCGAAGTCCCACCACACCTCGCCCCAAGCGTCCTCCTTTGATTTCTCCTACGACATCTTCGCCGACTCATACCAACCCGAGGGATCCCACTACGCATGGTATCACCAGTTCAAGTTGGTCTCTGAGGTCGCGAGAATCTGCGGTTCATCCAGAATGACACCGGGATTCAAATTCACCAAGGTGAAGGACACTGGCATCGCTGTGCTCACCTACTCGACTGGAGCGAAGAACCACGTCCACTACTGGGTTCTCCTCAAAGGGAAAGTGCCTAGTATCACAAGGCACTGGACGAGTCTTTCACCGGACCTCCATGTCAGCAAAGCAGCATATTCCTTCAATCCCGAAAAGATGAATCAGCTCATCACGTCTCACCTCAGGCTGTCGCAGTCGTGGGCCTTCTGGGGATCTATCCTCCCTCCAAGTTCAACGATGGCGGATCACAAAGCATACATGAAAGTGGGTCTCACTCTTTACATGAATCCCACCCAGCCAGCGATCGACATGCTCCATTACATCCGTTACATCTACATGAAGCGCGGTGAATCAATCCTCTTCCAAGATCCCGACGACTTCTGTAGCAAGCTGCCCACCATCACGCGCACCGACAACGAAGCGGTCATCAACGGCATAATCTTCCAAGCCATCCAAGACAGCACCGCTCTGCTCAACAAAAGAAAAACGACTCCCGAACTACACTACCAAGCCCTGCGGAGCTTGAAGTCTTGCATCACTGGCAAAATGGTGGATAGATACACTTCAATCCAAGAATCATACCTCCACTACTTTTCACCGGCCTCTGCATCAAACAGTCTCCACGCTGATTCCGCCTGCGTCGCTAAGATCCTCAAAAAAGAAAGTAAAAACTACAAGCGAACGCCGGAGGGATCATACACAGCCAAAGCAAGATGTGACTACTACGTCAACGATATCAAGAACTCCAAGGGTGAGAGCTTCCTGAAGAAAGGCGAGACGGCGAGCGCCAAGCTCGGAGAAACTTTTAACTACAGCCCCGGCATGATCGCACATCTCGGTGCCTACCTCTCCACAAACATCCTCGGTAAGGACGGAGTCAAGCGCTGTCTCAACAAGGCTCTCAGCAACCTGTCGAAGATCACCTGGGAGTGGTATGCGACCACGAGGGTTAGCGTCAGCCGAGAAGAGAAGCCAGGAGAAGCGAGAGAATACAGGAAGAAGATGGCACTCCAAGTGATCGCGCAGATTTTGGAGGACCATCCAGAGTGGGCAAACAAGAAGCCGGCGGAACTGCTTCCAGAGATGATCCACATCCTCTCGACCATCGACCCCATGGTCTTCATCTTCAAAAAGGATCAACAGGTCGGAACAAGAGAAATCTCGATTCTCGAAGCGCTCTACAGAATTCCCGCTTCAAATCTCGAGCAGATCGCGATGTGCCTCTGCGAGGAGCTGGGCAACGAAGCTATCGCCAGACCCGACCTCAAGAACACTGCCAAGGACGACTTCACCTCGAAGGTCTGCAACACTCGCAAAGCAGAACAAGAAAAGGGCAGATCCGTCGTTACAATCGAAAGCAGCAACAGCTCGGATGCCACCAATTGGTGTCAGGGATTCAGAATGGAGCACTTCAAAATCTTCTTGACAAGTGTGTTCGTCCACGCGGGACTTGAGCAGGATCAAGAAGAAGATCTCCTCCGAATGATCGACAACATCCTCAATCTCTTCGTCAGGAAGCAAGTGCACGTCCCGGAAGAC